CAACCGTATTCGTCGAGAAGTTGGCGAACGCGGTGGCGTATCTCAACACGCACTACCTCGCGAAGGAGGCCGAGGGCACGTCGGAGACCGTCGGCGCCGGCAAGGGGACCGGCGCCCTGGAAACCAACCTGGGGAGCCCCACCCCGGGAGAGCAGTCCCAGACGTTCGGGCAGGCGAAGCACGACCAGCCCCCGATGAGCCCGGGATCGGACGTCAAGAGCCCTGGCCAGGTCAACCCGGCCACGGCGATGGAGACGGACATCAACTCCCCGCCCGGAGGGTCCGAGGACTGGACCAACAAGGACGTGGAGAAGCAGGCTCAGGTCGCGCGAGTCCTCCGGGTCATGAAGAAGCTGGCCGAGGACGCGATCAACCCGTCGCACATCGGCGCGGCGGTCACCAACCCGCACCAGTCCAGCCCGGAGGGGGCAACGCAGTCGGAAGAGGCTGTGCCGTCCCAGCCGAGCGAGGTCAACAAGCAGGACAGCATGATCGCCTCGAACCAGGCGGCGATCGACTTCACGAAGCAGCAAGCGAAGGCGGTTCCAAAAGCACGGATGGGTGAGGTCATCGAAGAACCAGCCCAGAAGAAGTCGACGGATCCGGTCCTTCAGCAGAACCTCGACGCCACGGGCGAAGCCGGTGTGAAGATCTCATCGGCCCAGGCCAGGGCGGCGGGGCTTGCCCTCCTCACGAAGATCGCTGAGGAGGGTGCTCAGGAGGAAGCATCTCCCGAGCAGAAGGAGAGAGCTCAGAAGCTGCGCGAGCTCTTGCAGGCCAAGGAGAAGGAGTCCCAGGGTATGGGGGCTTCGGAGCCAAGCATGCCGCTCGGCGGCGGATTCTAGGAGGACACCATGAGCCAAGAGAAGATCAGTGCAGCTCAGGCCGCCCAGGTCTACTCGGAAGTTCCGGGCGTCCTGAGAGCCCTGGTTTCCGAGCGGAACACGCTCCTCGAGAAGAACGCCTCCCTCCGCAAGGAGAACGAGGAGTTCAAGCGGCGCGACCGGATCGAGAAGATCGCCCGATCCATGCACGACAAGGGGATCGACCCCAGCTCGAGCCTGGAGGAGAAGGCGGATCGGATCAAGGAAGCCGAAGCGCGCGGGAAGTCGCTCGACGTCATCGAAGAGGCGATCGACATGACCGCGCCCAACGGGGATCTGGCCAAGCTGGCGGAGGAGCAGCACGGCAACGGCGCCAACCAACTCGAAGCCTACCTGCTAGGCGGCCTGTCCGACTGAGCAGCGAACGAGAACCTGAAGGAGAAAGACCATGAACGTACACTTCGAACTGGTCACCGACCTCCAGGGCCTCATCCGTCGTGACTTCTACCTGGCGGACAAGACCCTGGCAAACCCCAACGCCACGAACCCGCTGATCGACGGCGAGTTCGTGAGCCTCGACACCGCGTACAAGCTTGTACGCGGTGCTGACGGCGCCCTCGGCTACGCCGTCTTCATGGAGCGGGGACGTTTCGACGTCCAGGCGCTCGGCAAGACGACCGTCCTGATGATCGGCGGCTACGAGGCGGACACCCGCGTGTTCACCTCGGCCGGCCTCACCCTGGGCGGCAAGCTGCAGCTCAGCGCATCGGTCACGGTGGATGCCAAGACCAAGTCCGGCCTGGCCAACTACTCCTCCGGAGAAGTGCTCGGCTACGTGACGAGGTTGCCGGCGAACAACGGCGGGAAGCTGCGCTTCCTGCGGACCCTCGGGTAACACCGAGACAAGAGGCGCGAGCCAGGACCAAGAAGGAAGGAGAAACCAAATGAGCGTTCCCGCAAGAGTTCTGAACGATCTCTTCTCCCAGAAGCTGGGCACCAGCGAGGGGAAGGAGAAGATCGCGGAGTACGCCGGCACCTACATCCGTGACCGGCTCCGTGAGGTCAGCTTCGCCCGCAAGATCCTGCCCCCGCAGATGGTGACCCGGGCGGACTGCCAGCGCAGCGTCAACCACGACACCCTGGTGAAGATCATCGACATCGAGCCGAAGTCCCGCGCGATGGCGATCACCTTCCGCGGCCAGCCGACCGCTCGGTTCATCCGGGCGCCGAGGGCCGAGGTCGCCTTCTTCACCATCAGCTCGGAGAAGTTCGAGAAGACCGAGCAGGAGCTCCTGGCCTACGAGATGCCGATCACCAAGGTGATCGAGGACAACTCGGTCAAGGACATCCAGGAGATCGAGGACCGCGAGTTCACGATCCACATCGAGGCTGCAGTCCAGGCCCTCCAGGCCGAGGCCAACGGTGGGTCCACCACCGCCCTGAACGCCACGGCGGTGCAGGCCGGTTCCGTGGTCGAGTTCGCCGTCCGCAAGGGCGAGCTGGCTCGCGCGGCCGCGTCGGACGATGCGACGGTCTACCCGGTGCAGCGTCCGGACTTCGTCAACCTCTTCAAGATGCTGGACGGCAACCGTCTCCGCGCCGAGATGATCCTGATCACCGAGGTGGACTGGGACGACATCCTCCAGTGGACGGTCGAGGACTTCGGCGACCGCGTCCAGTCGGAGACCACGGTGGACGGGTACAAGTACAACCTGCTCCTGGGCAGGGCGTACACCCGCACCATCAAGACCGACATCCTGCGGCCCGGCAACGTGTACTGCTTCACGAAGCCGGACTTCTTCGGCCGGTTCTTCATCCTGAACAACACCAAGTTCTACATCGACAAGATCGCGAACCTGATCACGTGGCAGTCCTGGGAGGACATCGCCATGTCGGTCATCAACATCGCGTCGGTGCGGAAGCTGGAGCTGTACTCGGGCGACGCCACGTCCCTCGACACGGACGGCATCCTCTCCTCGGTCATCCCGATGGACGAAGAGGACCTGGGCGCCGAGAACAACCGCGTCGACTCCGGTCTGGTGTTCCCGGGGATCGAGGTCTTCTAGCTCAACCGACTGGCCCTTTGGGCTTGCCTGTTGGGAAGACCGTGAGGCGCCGGCGTCGCAAGGCGCCGGCGCCTTTTTTCTAGGAGGATACGATGGCCGACACAGCCAAGAAGGGGACCGCAGAGGTCTACTACGTCGAGAACACGGTGCGCAGAGTGGGCACGCGCCTGCACAGGGCGATGTCTCCCACGCGGCATCGGTTCAAGCTCTTCGTTGCGGGACAGCGGCTGATCAGGGGCCAGAAGATCCCCCTGACCCCAGCGCAGTTCCAGCAGGAGGAGAAGAAGATCCAGGAGATGGTGCTCGCAGGCCAGCTCGCGCTGTACTTGCCCGACGGCATGCGCATCACCTCCATGCCCGATGGGCGCCTGATCTACACCCGGAAGGACGGCGCGGTGAAGATCGGGGAGGCCCCGCCCAAGGTCGAGAAGCCCATCAAGGACGTGCCGACCAAGGACGAGCTGCCTCCCGTGGAGGCGCCAGCCCCCGTGAAGGTGGAGACGCCAGCTCCCGTGGTGTCCAACAAGCTGGAGCCCCAAGATCTCACGGCCCTTCCGAACATCGGGGCGGGGCGTGCGAGGAAGCTGGAGGCAAACGGCGTTTCCAACTACTATCAGGTGGTGGCGCTGGGCGTCTCCGGACTGGCAGATCTCCTGGGTGTGACGGAGGAGGTGGCGGAGGAGATCGTCGCGAAGGCCACCGAGCTGAGCTGAGGAGAGAACGATGCCGAAGGTCAAGAACTTGAGTGGGACGACCGTCCTGATCCAGCACTGGAAGCTCCTGCCCGATGGCAGGCTCCTGGATCCCCGTGGCGTGGTGAAGGGTGCCGTGCCGGATGACGTGGCCTACAGCGCCGCAGCGAAGCGCCTGGCCGACCAGGGAGTGCTGGACATCGAGGGCTACAAGCCCAAGAAGGCCGCAGCTCCCGAGCCCAAGGCAGCTCCCGCGCCGGCTCCCAAGTCCGAGGAGAAGAAGAAGTACAAGAGCGACAAGTAGCACGAAGGAGAGGTGGCAGTGCCTGCTGAGCTGCAAGGACTAGACGGCATCCCAGGAGTGAGCGGGGTCTTCAACTCGTTCATCCAGACTGTCCGTCTGTTCATGCGCGACCATCCCCAGCTCAACCGGCTGGTGAAGGGCGAGGAATCATCCAACCGGATGATCGCATGGGCGATCCACGACTTCCTCAGCGACTTCGCAGGCACGCCGCCCTTCCTGGGCTACGTGCCGCTCGAGCAGTTGTTTCAGCAGCACATGCAGGCGTTCGCCCTGCGTGGTACCGCGGTAGCGCTCCTCCAGTCTGTCGGCATCTTGCAGACGCGGAATCATCTCCAGTTCTCGGACGGCGGCATCAGCGTGGGAGTCTCGGACAAGGCGCCGATGCTGATGCAGTGGATCCGGGACTTCCAGAACAAGTACGAGCAGCAGAAGATGCAGATCAAGGTGGCGCAGAACATCGCACAGCTCCTCACTGGAGGAGCTGGTGGTATCCACAGCGAGCTGTTCTTCGTCAACGGCTGGTACGGCGTCTACTAGGAGGACTCGATGGCATTCGTGACCAGACTGTTCGACACCATGGAGGAGCTAGCAGACTACCTCAACGGCGTCGTCGGCGGGAAGTATCTGGACAAGCTGGTCTACGGTCTGAACGGCCTGACGTTGATCATCAACGACGGCGTGGCAGACCGGACGGTCACCTTCGTGGACGCCAGCGAGGCAGGTCTGCGCCCCAAGGAGATCTTGGACCAGATCAGGGCGACGCATGCCGCGCTGACCACGGTGGCTCTGAGGGACTACGGCCATCAGTCTCCGCCGCGGCCCAAGCTGCTGGTGGTGGCCGGAGGCCACACGGTCGACAAGGACGGCACGGCCAACGCGCTGCTTGGCTTCCCAACTGCTGCGGATGCGGTGGTGGGTGCCGCTGCGGTGGCCAAGACGGACATCGTCAGTATCCTGGTGACGTCTCCCGGCAGCAAGATCGCCTTGTTGCACGAGTAGGAGGATTCCGATGAGTGACGAGAAGCTGTACGAGATCCTCGCGGGAGACCGCCCCAAGGAGATCCCCTGGGAGAAGGCAGCATCCCAGTTCGTGAAGCTGAAGATGGCCTCCGGCGGGTTGATCCCCGAGCAGATCGAGGAGCTGCACGCACTGACCAAGCAGGCCGAGCGTACCCCGGTCGCTATCCCCCAGGAGGACTTGGAGGCGGCGATGAAGAGGGGCGTGCTCAGCGGCGTGGCGGGATCGGTGCGTGGAGACATCTCCAGGTCGGCCGACGTCCGGCGCAAGCGTGGGGAGAACATCTCCAAGAACGTCGGTACGCTGGCAGGGATCTTGGGAGGTGGCGCGGCGGGCAAGAAGCTGGTGGGTGGCCCTGCTGGCACGATCGGTGGTGCTGCTCTGGGTGCCCTTGTCGGGCATGGTGCAGGCAAGACGGTGGGGCAGGAGATCGACCGGGCGCGCATCAGATCCCAGGGCAAGAAGAGCGCTGCGATCGAGAAGAACTCCGACTTCGGCAAGGAAGCGCGTGTCTTCGGTGAGCGTCCTCCTGAGCATGTGATGTACGACCCCAGCCTCTCCTCCGGAGTCCGTGAGCTCGCCTTGAAGGACTACCTTCAGGCGAAAAGCCAGGAGGCGCCAACCAGTCTGCCAGCAGCTCTTGGTGTGGGTGGTGGTGTAGGGGCACTGATGGGTGGCGGGCTGGGAGCCATTGCTGGCGGGAAGGGCGCCTTGCTTGGCGCGCTTGCCGGTGGTGGTCTTGGCGCCGGCGTGGGTGCTCTCGCTCGGCACGTGGACAAGGGGGAGATCGCCAGGGCCCAGGGGGAGCTGGGAGATGTCGGGGGAGCACTTCAGCAGCGCGCTCTGGAGCACATGCAGGAGTTGAAGGAACGCGCCGCTGCTCCCCGCATCAGCCTGAGCTTCGAGCATCGTCGTCCGGAGCGCGAGGAACCACCTCTCGCGCTGAATCGGAGCAAGCCCATCCTCGGACAGGAGCCTGAGGACAAGCCCTCCATGCCCGGCTACATGAAGTACGGTGCAGCTAAGGTAGTCGGCATGCTGTTGGCCAAGAAGGCATCTCTGCGGAAGCGCGCCCAGGGCGAGGAGGAGGCCATCCCAGTCGAGTACCTCGAGTCCATGGAGCAGCCAGACGTGGGAGAAGGCGAGGGTCTGCCGCCTGAGCTCGAGCAGTTCCTC